GAGCACAGCAGTACTTCTTGAGAACCAAGAACAATATTGCTTGGAGCAAACCACAGGTGGGCAAGGCGGCGCTTTTGGTTCTGCTGCTGGTGGGCAATATAATCCACCAGGTAGTATCACTAGCACAGACAGCTACGCTCCTAATGACTCTCGTCTACCTAAGATCCTTATTCCAATGATCCGTCGTACGTTCCCCGAACTCATCTCGAATGAAATCGTCGGTGTTCAACCTATGTCTGGTCCAGTCGGTCTTGCTTTTGCCTTGCGCTATAAGTACGACAATACTGGTCTTGGCAATGGCGGCGCTGACGGTGGTACTGGTACTATTCTTCGCAATCCCAACGCTCCTGTAGCTGTAAATTACGGCTCTGGTAGTGGTCAAAGCGAATTAGGATACCAGCACCTTGATACTCGATTCACCGGTACTTCTTCTACAGCTCTAACAGGTAATGCTACCTGGAGTTTTGCTGCTCAAGATACTGGTGTTGCTGAGATTCTTAAGAACTTTGAAATTCAGAACAACATCCCTCAGGTTAACGTAACCTTCGAAAAGACAGCTGTTGAAGCTGGTACTCGTCGGTTAGGTGCTCGTTGGTCTGTTGAACTTGAACAAGATCTTAAGAACATGAACGGTATTGATATCGATTCTGAAATTACAAACGCTATGTCGTATGAAATTCAGGCCGAAATTGACCGTGAAATGATCATGCGGATGATTCAAACTGCCCTCAACGCTGGCACTCAAGGATTCTCCTTCTGGAATCCTGCATCTGCTGACGGTCGTTGGTTAGTTGAACGTAACAGAGACTTCTATCAACGTATCATCATTGAAGCCAACAGAATTGCGACGCGTAATCGTCGTGGTGCTGCTAACTTCATTGTTGCAACTCCTCGTGTATGTGCTATCCTTGAAATGCTCCCTGAGTTTCAGTGGGTACCTGTTCAAGGTGATGTAAATACACAGCCAGTTGGTATTGCGAAGATCGGTGCTGTTGGCGGACGTTTCAGTGTATATCGCGATACTCGTACTGAAGTTCAGAACTCAGCCAGTTATGGCGCTCAAGGCTATTCTAGCCTACCTAACGGAACTTATACTTCCGGTATTGAGTACGCCTTACTCGGTTATAAAGGTCCTGAATTCTACGATACTGGTATCATCTACTGTCCTTACATTCCGATTATGGTACAGAGAACCATTGGTCCTAATGACTTCGCTCCTCGTGTTGGCTTGCTTACACGTTATGGCGTCGTTGATAATATCTTTGGTGCTAACCTCTACTACCACGTCATAATTATTCAGGGACTTGGTCAGGCGTTTACGCCAGCCAACCAGTCGGTCTACTTCTGATAGTTAACGAATCATAGAGATTAAACAAGCCCATGGGAGATTGCTCTCCCATGGGCTTCCTCGTTTATAATAAAATATAAATGATTATTTTGTACAAAGAGACATAAATAATAGTATGGCATTTATTTCATTTAACAATCAAGCTCTTTCTGCTTTTGGGCAAACACCTGCTAATCTTAGCTGGTCTGTATCAGGTACTGGTTCACCTAAAACTGTTGAACTTCGTACTGTTGGTACAGGTCCAAGCAATGTAGCTTCTCTAAGCGCTAAACAGGTAAGAGGTATATTATTTAACTCCTTAACTAACCCTGCATCTGGTACTGGTATTCTAGTATCTCTATCTGCCTTTAATGGTACTAGCTTTAGAGCTGATAGAGCATATCAAGGAGCTACCTTAAGTGTATTATATACAGACAATACGTCTACGCTGTTTGTTTGTCAAACTGGTACTACTGTTCAGTCTTTAACTGCAAACGGTTTTGACAGTGTCTCTCCAGAGGCTAGACGTCTTGCAGTGCTAGGAATGCTCTAAGTATTTACATAAAAAAGCGGCGATGCTAAAAACATCGCCGCTTTTTTATAATTACTAATTTAAAGGAGTAACAACTGGATCTGGCTCCGTAATAACGACTGGATCTGGTTCCGTTGGAATAACAACAGGATCAGGCTCTGGAGTAATAATAACAGGATCTGGAATTACTGGATTATTGCGAGCTGCAATCCACTCACGAAGAGGTACAATTGCATCAATAATTGCTTGGTAAGCAATACCTACTTCAGGTACGTCATAAGCTGCTTCAAACAATGCATCAGTAGTGATGACTTCTAACCCTGCAGCTGGGCCAATTTCTTGAGTGTCAGGATTATAGGGAAGAGCTTCAATATAAATTCGTCCAGAATTAACTGCTGGAGCATGAATATTAATGTTATAGAGCCATAGATCCAGGAATGATTTTTCTGGAACTGCGGGTACATTGGTGGGATTTTGTGCTGGTATTGCCATATGTTTATTTAGCTATCAATGGTTACTGATCCATTAGCATTAATGGTGTATTTAAGAGGTGGGGTATAGTCTTCAGGGGACAAGGCCGTTGGGTCTACAGTAAGTACAAACTGTACAGCAGCAGCATGATCGTGAAAGATAATAGCAGCGTTAGTGCCGAATTCATTAAGAATTTCTTGTGGAGTTGCTTCAGAATTTTTCCATACCCGTTTAAAGGTTTCTTTGGTTGTTCTAATTAGTTGATTTAGTACAAAACTTCTAGATTGATCAACTTGGGTAGCAATTGCTTTTGCTTTATTTTCGACAGTAGGTGTAATTAAACTCATATATTTTATTTATTCTATATAAGATAACTGGCAAATGAAAAAAATATAGATAAATTATATTAATGCAAAATATAATATTTGAAGTTAATGGTGGTCTAGGTAAAAGTATTATGAGTACAGCGGTTATACGCTCAATTAAAACTCAGTATCCAGAAAGTAATATTATAGTAATGAGTGAATATCCGGCAGTATTTTTAAATAATCCTAATGTACATAGAGTCTATCGTAGCAATACAGCTTATTTTTACGAGGATTATATTAAAGATAAGGATGTACGTTTTATATGTCAGGAGCCATATAAGAGTCAAGGATTCTTTACAGAGAGTGAACACTTAACAAAATCTTGGTGCGAGATTAATCAGCTCAAATGGACTGGTCCACAGCCTGAACTATACATGACTCCGCTTGAAATACAGAGAATAAAAAATAAATTAAGTTCACCTAAACCTATTCTTGTTTTCCAGCCTTATGGAGGATTTAATACCGAATTAAAGTATAGTTGGAATCGCGATATTCATCCATCTCAAGCGCAGCAAATTGTTGATAGACTAAGTGATCAATATGATGTAATACAACTATCACGACCTGATCAATTACCTATTGCAGGTGCTACGATGTTTTCCAGTGATAATATACGTGATTTATTTGCATTAATCGCTATTTCAGAAAAGCGTATAGGTATTGATAGCTTCATGCAGCATTGTGCTGCAGCATTTAATTTACCTACTACAGTCTGTTGGATAACAAATTCGGCAGATGTATTTGGGTATAAAATGCATACCAATATAGATCCCGCTCTTGAATGTAATCAAGATATAACACATATTGACGGTATATATTCTAGGTATGACTTTACAGGAACCAAGGCTTATGATTATCCCTTTAGTACCTTTGACATATTTGACATTGACACAATTATCTCCTAATTCATATGATATTTTTTAATAGTTCAATGCCTCGTTCATGTAGTACATTATTGCAAAATGTACTTGCGCAAAATCCTGAGATATATAGTACCCCATCTGATCCGGTATTAGAGTATCTATATGGTGCAAGAGCTAATTTCTCATCTACTCCAGAAGTTAAAGCACAAGATACTAAATCTGCTCTAGCTAATTGGAGAGGATTTTGCTGGGGAGGATTGTCAGGTTATTGTGCTTCTTATACAGACAAACCTAATATTGCGATAAAGACAAGAGGAGGTACTATACACTATGATTGGTTCAAAGCTTTTATGCCTTATGAACCAAAGATGATTTGTATGGTGAGAGATTTAAAATGTATAGTTGCATCTATGGAAAAACTATATCGAAGTAATCAAGAAAAT